CCCCAACTGCGCTTTAAGCGACTGCGGTGCGACACCGCGTACATACCAGTGCGCGTCCCCGTTACCCCGCAACAAGTCGTGCGAAGCAACGCTTCCCATCCCGAATCCTCCCTTTGTTTATACTCAGGGAGTACGGAATATCCATATACCTCAGCATGGTGGGTAGGGCCAAATCTGGTCCTTATCCCACGTGCTTTGTTAACTTGGATTGGGTCGACGTTCGGATCCCACCAGCCGATTACTCGGCCGGGCCTAGTGTACTGGACTTGGGTTGTCCCACACATCGGCTCTCTATACTCGACAAATGGAAGAACCCCATAACGGGATTCGACCACGGATCGAATATATAGTGCTGTCCGACTAAACCCCCTCGCAGACATCGAGTTTCCAAACTCGACCCACGAAGTGAGTTCGCTGGCATCCTTCTTCGGATGATGATTCCATGTGGCTCGCATTCGAGCAGGTGTGACGTCGACGCCCCGAAAGGCGTCGCACCCGCAGGACTCCCTAAAGGAGCCCTCCACGCAGCACTTATCCTCGTTGAACATAAGTCCATATCGAGGCAAATGATGCATTACCGCCGCATAGTCTTCGCGGCAGCATATGATATCATCACCGTACACCCAAACATTTTTGAAGGCGTGAGCCTCTGAACGTCTGAGATGTACACGTAGAACACTGACGGCAAGTGTATAAAAGACAAGAGCCTCGATGGGAAAGCATACTGCTGAACCCATGGGTGCGAACTTGTTTAGGAACACTTCCCTACCGTCAGGCAACACCGTTGCTGCCGATCTTGATGCATATAGAGCGGGAAACCACTTGGTTCCGCTCAGGAGTTCTTGCACCAGGTTTAACGACACACGGTCCGACGCATCCTTCATATCGAGCGTAACGAACCTTCCCGTCAGGGAAGACTCCATAGCGAGCCGCCGGTTCACACCTTGGTCAGTAAAATTTACCTGACCTTGTGTAATTTCGTTGGTTTCCAGCAGAGAATACAGCTTGCGCTGTTGACCCTGCTGGATCCATTGAAGCTCCAGTGGCTCGCACGATATGATACGTGGGCCCCTCGAATCTTTAGGTACAAGTACGACTTTCGCCGTACCTGCTTCAAGTTCCGAGAGGTCTTCATTAGTGTGTGGCGGTTGGTCTGCCGTATGACTAAGATTGTACTGAAAGTACTCCGTGAAGGGGTACTCTTTTTCCAATCGGCTATACAGGCGGGAGAAGTGTGATTTATCACCACCCTTTTCACCAGTTGCCACAGCACCCGGCCCGTGCCTAGGAATGATATCCTTAGGGCACGACCCACGCAGTATACGAGAGCATAAAGCCCTTGCATACTTGATAACAGGATCATGAGGGTCAATAGTAAGCTTTGAGAGCTCACCTTCAACCTCCACGAACGTCTGGAGGACTTTTTGGTCCTGAGTTGCTTCATTTGGCAGCTTAAGCTTGTAAACCAAGCCGATGAGCTGTCGAATGTCCCGGATTGCATTCACATCAGGGTCTTCCCTGATCATGCCTAACTCAGTGAACACTCGTTTAAACAGCCACCCGAACATTTTCGGGAGACCTGTCTCAGGATCTTTAGAAAAACCCTGAGGAAGAAACGGTACTGTTCCTTGTAGAGCTCTGTCAAAGAGCTTTCCAAGTCGAGGGAGTTGTTTCGTTAAAAACGAAATACCTTCGCTCGCGAGGCGCGACTGGATTTTACTCCAGTCACCACCGCAGTCTGAGTCAGTATAGCAACCCGCTATATCTGCTAATTGTCGCTCGAACGTTGTGGTATAGACCACTAGGCTATTATGTTTGCTCATTTGAGTCAGACTCCTAGCCAAACCGTCATGAGAGACAACTAACAGGTCGCTATCGAATCTCACGCCTTCTGCTAAGGCTCACCTCCGAGGAGGCGTACCAGCAGGGTAGGACATTGTCCCGCCCCATCCAGCTTATTTGCATCGCTCAAATCTCCGAAAAGGAGAGACAAGCAGAGCATTTTCACCAGTTGGAGCGGAGCGTCTGCCAGAAATAACGTACTGTTGTTGGGAACAACAATAGTCATCTGTACAGCGAGATTCACCACACGACCATCCGCATCTGTCCGAGGACAGTCAAAGCGAATGAGCGTGCGGACTGAGCCATAGGGGGAGGACTCTTTGGTGGGTTGATGCCCGATAGTCAGCTTTAGAGCTGACTCATTGGCTTCGCCCTCACCAAAGGCTCCCTTACCTACGCGCAGTGAGCCACCTGGGGTGATGTCGACGATCGACAGGGGTGTACCGTGAAAAGAAAGACCTAAGTCTTCAATCGCGGTAGCAATATCCCCTAGTCCCGAAGCCGTCACCTTTACTAATCTCATTTGGTCTGGCAACATAAGTTGTTTGAACTTGAGGTTAGATGTCTCAGAGGCCTGTTGATCCAATAAAGGACAACGACAACCTCTTCAGCGACAGAGAATTCTCACACATAAAATGTGGGAGCTATCACTGAGTGCCTCAAAAGTGAGGCGGTAGCCAGGGTCTTCC